CCCTTTTTTATTCTATTACATTGCTTGGAACTTTATTACTTCGCCGCCCATTGCCTTGGCTTGGTCTGTATTAATGGGTATTTCCATGCGGTTTAAAGTAGCGGCAAGCTTCTCAGCGCCTTCTACTGAAACGCCCTCACCATTCAATTTAGAGCAGGTCTCTACAGAGGCTTGTTTACCTTTAATGTCATCATTACGATAAACGAAAATACAAGTATCGTGTACACGCACAGCACACCATCCAAACGTGTGGCCAAGAATTTGATTCATATCTTGCTGACTGCCCATGTATATAATAGAACAAGAAGCATCTACTCGTGCAGGTGAAAAGTGTTTTCCTATAGCGATTAAATCACCAGCATATGCCGTTGAACTAAAGAACAACACAGCCAATAATAATTTCTTCATTCGTTTGTTTCCTTTAGAAGTATTTTCATTTAATAGATTCTTCAGACTTAACCCAGTTCTGCAATTGTACTAGTTGGTCTGTGGTTTCAACACACTGTTCAATAAGGGCTGTGTAGGGGGAGCCTTCATTAGTGCCGGCGGGGGCGACGGGAAGGGAGGGCACTGAACCGCTACTGGGGTTGTGCTGCACCCGTTTAGCAAAATAAGCCCGAATAACGGCAATATCATGTTGGTACGCATCATTAATTTCCTTTGTAGTTTGAATACTTTCTTCTTCTTTGGCTTTAATTGCAGCCTTCTGTACATCTCCTGCGGCTTGTACTTTCTCTTTAAAAAGATCAAACCTGCTGGCTTCAAATTCATATCCGCCAACTACTCCCATAAAAAGAGCAATCAGCCCAATTCCCAACGTCCAGTATATATTAAACACCCAGTTCTCCCATACATCTAGCGTATTCTTCGTGCCTACGCTTGGTTAATCCTGCAAGTTTTCTTCCTTTAAATACGTCCCAATTCAGTATTTCCTTGCACGCTTCTTCATAATGCTGCTCATTAAGTTTCTTAATTAAAGTAGAATGACAGAAAGCACCAGGGCCTATATTATAAGCAAGGTCTACATAGGCATCATATTCATTTTGATTTAAAGGAACATTAATACACTTCTTTATAGCCTTCTCATACGTATCTACATCCTTACGGGTAGCCTTCAATGCAGCTATGGGGGTAGTGTGTTGCCCTATCTTAACTCCTTGGGTTGTACCAAACCCTATAGTAGGCACATCACCCTTAACAGGAATATAGGCATGGTCTGAATAACCCTCACTGGTAACAAGGGCAATGAAGGCCGTAGCACTGAAGGCTAAAGCAGCTACCTTATTACGATTACTTGTTAGCAATGCCATCAGTAGTATCCATGCGAAGTAAGACTATTAAAATACCAAGGACACAGCCTACAATTCCTTGGATGAATGGTGTAACAGGAAACTCATAAACGATTCCCTGCACGAATGATAAGCAGGTAATTACAATACCCATGATAATGGTTCTTGATTTAAATGCTTTTTTTAGATATTCCCAACTCATTTTATTTACCAAGTGATGGCGTTCACTGCGTCTATGGTGGTTGCTGCGTTAATCAAAGCCTTCTGCGCCCAACTGTGTGCATAAAGGGTATTCGTGTTTTGTAGTGCTAACCCCCCAAGAGCAACCAGGTCAGCTTGAGCAAAAGGGACATTGATATTGTTTGAAGTTCTCCATACGAAGCCGGTGGGTAATGGAATCCCGGCTCCTACTGCAACCACCGCACTGGTAATTAGTCCTGAACTTACCCGGTCAACCTGGTAGGAATTTCCGTTGTAAGTCACGGTGCTGCTTGCTATGACTATTTCAAGCTGTGCGTCAATATAAGAACTTCGCGCCGTCTGAGCATCAGTCAAAGCATTGGCAGGAATTACCCAAGTCTTTGTAGGCCAGTCGAAGGTGTAATAACTGGCTGGTTGTGCTGGTATATCAACCAGAACTCCATTGGCAACGTACTGATTGCGCGCGTTATTGCCCGGTATGTCTAGGTAGAGGGTACAACTCGTGGGAGGAATCAGCAGGCCTTCGTTCCCTTCTTGCACAGTCCCATGCCCTACAATGCGCCCATTAGAATCAGTGAATACATAGTACCTCATCGTTTTCCCGCCGTGGCTGTTGAGTAGGTCTCACTAGAACTTAATGGCATACTGATACCATAAGTATAAAGTATTTGATACATTATTGAGATTGTATGGGTGCCATTACCAATAAGAGCAAATGCGATGGAGTCAATGGTTTCGGTAGCTGTGCCATTAGTTTGTTCTTGAACGCTACCAACAACTACACCATCAACTTGTATTTGAACCTGGAGATACCAAGGGCCTATGTGTGATCCTCCCAACGTAGTAACTACGCCCAAACGGGAGGATTGATATATAATCACACCACAAGTTTCAGAAGGGCCAAGATTAGCAATAGTCAAATAATAGGTTAGAAACGAGGTATTAGTGGGAGTAATCACACCCGCGCCAGTTATAGACGAACCGTACACAGGAACGGTTACAGCATTTCCAGCAATTTGTAGTGTATTTACCGCCGCAGTATCTATTACAGCAGAAGCAGCCGTAATAGTACCAGCAGCTATATTACCGGCTGTGATTGTACCAGCAGCTATATTACCGGCTGTGATTGTACCAGCAGCTATATTACCGCCAACAATGGTATTTGCAGCAATTTGGGTAGAGGTGATAGACCCTGCAGCAATTTGGCTCGCTGTGATAGTATTTGCAGCAATTTGGGTAGAGGTGATAGTATTTGCAGCAATTTGGCCCGCTGTGATAGTATTTGCAGCAATTTGGCCCGCTGTGATAGTATTTTCAGCTATTTGGCCCGATGTGATAGTATTTGCAGCAATTTGGCTCGCTGTGATAGTATTTTCAGCTATTAAACCGCCGTCAACCGCTGCTGTCCATGTATTACTTACATTACGATATAAATTACCATCAGTAGTTAATGATATTGTTGTTCCTAAAGGGAAGTTTGGGTCTGGTAGTGTAGGAAGAGAAGTAACAATAGTTATTGGTGCTAAACCTGTTTGAAACTGTGTATAACCAACAGCACCAGAGGCTATTAGGTCTTGCACAATTGCACCATAATTGATATTACTAGAGTTTACTTCCTGTGCGCCAATTTTAGCAGAGGTAACAGCAGCATCAGCTAATTGTTGAGTGTCTACATAGTAAGGCAACGACCCCAAGGAACCTGCGCCATTAGTGCCGTAACCAACAAATAACTCTCCCTGGCCATTAGCAGTAAGAACATTACTGGACACAGCATTACTAAGGAAACTTCCATTTTGTTGTGCCGCAGTAAACCATTCACGCCAAACATGTGATTCTTCAATAGGGTTTTGGGGTATGGGTGGGAGTGGATTAGCCATTATTCCTCGACACCTGTGGCATATCCGAAGTCAAGCATATCGGGAAGCCATTTCTGTACTTTCTCACCAATATCAGTACGATACATTATACTGTTTGGTATATTAATCTTTTGTTTAATCCTTTTGTATACAGCTTCACGAGACTCTTCCACAGATTCTCCAAGACCAACCACTGTACATACATAGTTCCCGGCTGTTACAAACATAGGAACATTGAGTTTAACTTCACCATCGGACATTGCTGGTGCTTTGCCCCATTGAACATCACATAAATGAACATCACCCACAGCATCGTCCATAGTTAAGCCCCACATTGGGTATCCTGAGTTCTCTTTCTTGTTCATCTTGTCATATGGGAAGTCCGGCATAGTGATAACGACACCAGTAGCTACCTTATCATAAACTCGAAGGCTATCCTTACCATTAATCAGGTCAAGCATCCATTGAGCAGGATCACCACGATGAAGGCTTAGTTGGATATTGAATAAGGGCCAGCCTGGACGCATAGTGAATTCTAAAGGCCATGCTTTACCATCCTTATCAATAATACAGTTAACATCAATGTAGCCGGTATATCCTAACCCGTGCAACATATCTTCTAGGGGTTTAAGCATCTCATCAGCTAGTTTAGAATCTTGCGTATAACGAACGACTGTTCCTTGTTCTCCTGTGGCAACACCTAATTCACCATCCATTAGCTTCTTGTGTTCCCAAGACTCACAGAATTCTTTGTTGAAACCGGCAGGGCCAAACCAACCACCAACAGCAAACTCAATTCCTTTGCGGAACTCTTGAAGAATGAACTTACCTTTATAGGCATTATCCTTCTTCCACTTCATCAGCATGTATACCATATCAGCAGCATCTTTAGCTACATAGGATAAATCCTTAGCACCATCACCAATAGGTTTAGACACATACCTGCGTGGGTTCTCCATTACATAGGCAATGGCTTCATCATACTTCTCAAATGTACGACTTGGGATACAAGAAATACCTGCTTTCTCTAGTATTTTCTCACCGTGATCGCGTTCTTGTTCCCAACGATTAGTGTCTATGGATGGCCCAAAGATAGGGTATCCTTGGTCACGATAGCGTTCAAGGGCATATATGTAGAATACATTATCTGTACAGAAGATCAAGTCAGCCCACTTCATGTGGTCTTCCCAGTTAGTCACACGCTTAACTAGACCGCCGTCACCTATTTCTGAACGAGAACCGTCTTTGTTATGTCGTTCAAACATTTTAACATCATGCCCGTATGCTTGACAATGAAGGGCATAGGATAGCCCACAACCTGTGGCATCTATTACTAAAATCTTCATTGTTGTTGTTGTCCTTGTTGAATAACACCAAACATTAACATTCTATCTACAATTTTATTAGAAATAATTTTAGATTTTTGTTTGAAAGGTATTGATTTATCTTCTTTTGTTGCCTTTACAATAGCATCAACATCTCTTCCAATAGTATTCAAATCCTCTTTTGATAGTAGACCAGATTGTTCTAGCGTTGGACGTAGTTCATTAAAATGTGTCCCAATACTGCCCGGTGCTTTTTTACTCAGTATGTAACGAATAGCGTCTGGTAATGCTTTCATTGCTTCTGGATTGTTTTTTATATGTTCTCCTAAAGCTTTGAATTGGACAGGTGAGTATTTACTACCAAGTACATCTCCCAATACATCAACAGGTCTCTTTCCGGGTTCTCCAACCATTTTAATTTGTTCTTTAGCGAAATCATCAACAGATGAAGACCATCCCTTCTTCTTTGCATCCTGTAATTGAGAAGCTCTTTCTTCTGATATATTCTTTCTTTTTCCAGTTGTTTTTTCAGCTTGTTCAAGGCTTTGTTGATACTTTTCTAGTTCTCCACGTAAACCCGGAACGGCCTCTATCCATTGGTTAGCATCTTTGCCTAGCCAGGTTGATACGTGTTTTGAGTCTAGACCATGTAGATCATTAATAGCGTTCTGCCTTGCATATGTTTTAGCATTCTGAGGCCCCACCATATCAGAGAGTGCTTGAAAACTTCTCTGTGTGCTAAAGTATTTCTTAGGAACCTTTGTAGGATCAAGTTCCGTTCTTCCCGTAAAATCGGATTCTACACCAGTAGTGGCTTTACCTTCTTTGGTTCTATAAGCAGCTAAATCTCCTGATTTTTCTTTATAGAAGTCTTTAGCTTCTTTAAGCTTAGGTTCCCAGTCGTATACACCGCCTGATCGTTTCCCATCTTTACCAGCAACACCTTCAATTAAATCTTTACGTAGTTCTCTAGCACGAGCAGTACCAATAGCTTTGCCTCCTTCTGCATCGAGATAGCCCTTATCTGCAAGTAGACGGGCATAATCATCAATTGCCTTTATAGATTTAGGAGCCGCTGCTGTTTTTCCTACTTCCTCGCCCCATTCATTTGTTATGGGTTTATTACCGGAACCATCATAAATATCATCTAAAATTCTATTTACTTCTGCTTCTGCTTCTTTTGTTAACCGACCAGCTTTTATTTCCTTTTGCCACTTCTCACGAACCGCTTTTCCTTCAGGTGTTGCTTGCCATGGTCTTTCTGCCTTAGCTCTTTCTTCTCCTGATTTTATAGCATCATTGTACATAGCATCATATGTATTAGACCGTGCTGAAAGAATTGGTTCTTGTTGTTTTATTACATCTTCTTGCATTGTTGAACCAAGATCGTGGACAGGGACAGGTTCTCCTAGTCCTTCTTTCTTTGATGTTTCTGCAGATCGTGCTTTGTTTTCTGCTTCTTGAGATGCTGTTAGCTTTCCTTGCATTTTGCGTAGTTGTAAATCATGTGCTCGCTGTGCTCTGTCATTAGCTGCTGCAAGATCTTCATGCGCCCCTTGCTGCATTGTCTCGCCAACAATAGATGCAGAACCCATGGCCCCGCCCATCTGCTCTCGTGCTTTTCTTATTCCTTGTGCTCTTGTAGCCTCTTCTGCCTCTGCTCTAGCACCAGTATCTCTAAAAGTATTATAAATAGCAGACAATGTCTTTCCTTTCCAATAAGGAAGAAAAACCCTTGCTGCTGCAACAGTTGCATCCATAGCAGACTTAGGATCTTTAGCAATATCTAAAGATTTATCAATAGCTCCTAATATTGAACCAGATATTTTAGGCGGCCCCTTTAGAAGTAATCCTTCTAATGTTGTTTGTACCATTGCTTGGGGCATACCTGTTTTATTGGCAATAAACTCTGATGTTGCTCCCACCGCACTTCCAGCCAATCCCATCACAGACCTAAGCGCCTCTCCTTGGTATGCTTGTTCATCATATAACCCTGCTTTCTGAGTAAGTCCTTTGAATGTATCACTCATGGGTACGCCACCAGAGCCAAACTGTGCCACCTTAGCGCCAGTTGCTCGTGCTCTTTCGAAAGGATCCGCTTCTCCTTCCTTTTTTCCGAAAATAGCATCCTTGACTACTTCATAAGGACTAGCCAAAATTGAAGTAACAACACCAGCAGCAGCAGGAACAGCACCGGCAGCAATATCTAAACCAGAAGCAATAGTAGAAGCAAGTTGAGCACCATGGTTAGTTTGTTCTTCTGCTTTCTTTTCTACTGGTTTATCTTTAGCGACTACTGGGCTTGCTTTTCCTAAGTGATCTAGTATTTTTTGTTTAGCCGCTGCCGGGTCTGTTTCCGCAATGTCATAATGCTGTCCTTGATATTCATATATTGGCATAACAGCCCCTTAATGTAACTTAATCGGATCTTCTTTAGTACCTGATCCAGAGGTAGGTGATGCTGGTGAGGCACTAGGTTTTGGGCCTTTCTCCTTAATCCACTGTTCAATAGACATCTTATGTTTTTGCATATAAGTAATATCTTCAGGAGTAAACGGGTAATCTTTATCCATCTGAGCTATGGCGGATTTAACTACTTCCTTTTGAGCTTCTGGGAATTTAGGATTAGCCATTGTTAAGTTTGCTCTTGTTTTAGCTTGCTCCTTGGAATCTGCAATAGCATATAATTTAGTAAGGACACTATCTGATGGTTTGCCAGTAAGTTTGTTTTGATACATTTGAATAGTTGTTACTTGTGGTTTATAACCGCCCATTTCAATAGTCGCAAGAGCAGTACCAATATTAGAAGCAGCAACTATATACTGCTTATCTTGCTCAGGTGTCATAGCCCGGCCTAATAAGTTTAAAGGAGCACTAAACAGGCCTGTCCCTGGTTTCACATCACCAAATACACCGCCAGTAACACCCACATCCATTTTTGATATCTGTGTCATACTACGCCCAAGTTCTACAACAGCCCCCGCTACATTCTCAGACCGTGCTCCTGAAAGACCACCCCCTGCTCCCCCAGTTCCACCAACCTTAGCAATATCTCCTTTTCCGGCTAGTGCTGTAATTTCTTCTGGGACTCCTGTGGTTTTATTAAACCTGTAAGGAACACCACCAACTGTATACATATCATAGCCTTTACCAGTGGCTTGTGACTCTGCAATATCCTTCTGTGTTTGTGCTTTCTTTAAAGCTAGTTCAACTGGAAGTTCTGCAATTTGTTTTTCTCGCAGACGTGCCTCTGTTGCTAGCTTATCGCTATGTTCAAGGCTAGTCTTTCTGGCATCTTCAACATTTTTATCTACTTTCGCCGCTAATTCTCCGTCCTGATATTTTTTAGTTTGCTGTTCAGTCAACGTCATTGCAGAGGTCTTTAATCGTTCTTTAAGAGAATCAAACGCCTTAGGATCTCCTGAATTTTTAGCTTTTTCAATTTCTCCGCGAATGCCTAAAGCAACCTGAGTAGGTAGTTCTGCCGCATCTACAGCCTTTTCAAGAGAACCCCAATCACCTGTAGGAGCGGTTGAAATGAGTTGTGCTGCATAACTCATCTGTTCTGTTTTTAGTTTTAAGTTATTTAGTTGCTGAGTCTGTGCATCAGTGCGAAGGGAAGAAGCTGCTTTCTGTAGTTCATATCCTTGTTTAGCGTATCCCTTAGACATGAGGGTACTACTTGCGTTCATTAATGCAGACATCTGTTTAGTAGGGTCTGTTTTATCTTCTGGGGACAGACCAGAAAAGGCATCAGCCACAGCACTTTTTTCTTGGTAGCCCTCTACCTTTCCCTGCGCCCAATCAGCACTTTTTTGGAACCCACCCCATACATCAGTTACCACGATGCGTTCCCCGTGCCCCAACCTTGGTTAGAATTCCCATACTGTCCATCATTAGCATTTGAACTACTAAATAGATTACTAAAGTAACCAGAAGGAGCGCCTGTAGCAGCACCAACACCCATACCCACCAAACCCATAACGTTGCTCCATCCTTGTTGCTGCACTTGGTTGGCTTGGTTAGATTGACTCATTACACCACTATACTGTGCCGCTGCTGCCTGAGCAGGAGACTGAGCTGCACCAGATAAAGTAGATAACTGCCCAAACATTTGGTTGTAATAGTTATTAAAATTACTCTGCCCTATGTTCTGTAGAGCGGCCTGTTGATGACCGGAACTAACCCCACCAGTAGCAGCCATGCCTGTATTAACAGCATTTGTACCAGCCTGCATGGTAGAGCTAAACCCAGGGCCTGACATAGCCATGCTAGGATCATTAACTAAATTGTTAAGTTGTCCTGCTGCTTGTTGACGGTACTGTGAGTACGGGTCATAGGTACTAAGACTTGGGGGAGGGGGTGCAACTGTACCACCACCAAAAAATGAACTCATAATTATTTCCTTAAATTAGTTTAGAGTATAATTTCTCAAAGAATGTATACCCTAAGTATTCAAACAATTTGGAATTATCAAGATGCAACTTAGTAGAATACAATATTCTATTAACACCAAGTTCTTTCAGATATTGTTCGGCTTTCTGAAATAACTTAATGCCCGTTCTTCCCTTTCTATATTGCTTACGAAGATAATATACATCTTCAAAAGCAGTTAAACAAGCCATATAGTGCATATGTGGAGATACGAAAAACACAATATATCCAATTAATTCTTGTTCTTTACGGCAAGTGAATACTTTGAGTACTCCTGCTTCTGCCAGTGAATGATATTTAGCCCAATCTGGTTCTACGTCATATTGTTTGGTAACTGACAATTCCTCATAGTGTTCTGGAATTATTTCCTTCCAATCTTCTATGAAGTCAACAAACCTTT